GCTATTATGTAAATAGCATCTTCACCATAAGGTATGTTTAGCATTTTCTTTTTATTTGAAGGTGTGTTATAAAACACTTCTTTATTTTGATTTCTATATTGTATTATTCCTTTATCCAAAAATAATTGAATAGATGCGTTTAATTTTAACGCTGGGTCTTTTAATAATAATAAAAAATCTTTAGGTTGGTTTTTTGCAAACACTAATATATCTCTACGCAGTTCTGCTGTTGATATAGTAGTAATATCATTCTGAAACAATACTCTACCTACATTTTCTACTTCGTCTACCGATAGTTGACGTGCTTCGATTAAAGCATCAACCTCATCGTTAAGCTCTTGAACAATTTGTGCTGCATCTTTTGCCTTATCAACTTCAACATATACCCTTCCGTTACCTGGGTGATACGATAAAAATTTTTGTAATACTTGATTTTCTTTACGCACAGTTAAAAAGCCGTTTTCAAATACTATAGGCTCTAATATTGCATTATTATCTTGCTCCTCCTGAAAGGGAGAGTTCTGATTTCTTGCATATCGTAAAGCTTTGTTTGTTCCTGTCTCTTCATCAAACCACAAAAGAGGAAATCGTTGGGTATGTCTTGATGCTAGGATTAAGGATAATGGCGCAGTGTCGCGCGTGAGTTTGTAGATTTTATCTACGTATTTACTAGTAGTTTTCATTTGATTAGATTTAAATTTTATATAAAAAAAAGGGGGTTTTTACGCCCCCTTAAAGTAGTGTATTACTCTTGGAAGATAAAGAAGTTGTTAGCACCTAAAGTACAAACAGCTCTTTCTGACAAGAAGTTTACTTGCATGTTATCAACATCACTTGTCATTGCACCACCAGCTGAACCAGTAATCCAAGTCTTGTAACGTCTGTCTTCTGTTTCAGAAGCTCTATATCTAACATGTAAGAAAGGTCTCTTAGCGTTTTTACCAAGTACTTGGTCATAAACACTAGTTGATCCAGCGGGTACAAGTAGTCCGTTTACACGTCCTGATCCTGCTCCTGTTGGAAGCCCACCTCTCATAGTTGGGTCATTTAAGTATTTCCAGTCAGTCTTATAGAAGTCATAACCTCTACGGAATCCTGAGAAACCTAAGTTTAACGCCATCTCTTCGTCATTGTCAAAAAGACCATATGAAGTACCACCTGCTCCGTAAGAGTTTTGTGCAGCTAACATATCATCGATATCAAAAGCAAATTGTCTGTCAACGAATAATACGTTTTCTTCAATTGCTCCTTGCTTGTCTAGACGACTAATTACATTGTCAAAGTCAGCTAATACTGTTGGGTTTCCACCGTCCCAGATATTACCTCTTTGTTGTACACTGTAAAAAATACCATCTGATCCAGCTCCTGTTTCTCCAGCTCCAGCATTTGTTCCACCTAAGATGGTATCTGCTCCTGAACCTTGTTCTGCAGGTACAGCTTCAATCATTGCTGTTTCTAAGAAATCATCAAAACGTAGTCTTGTTTCATGCTCTGATTTTAGATACCACAGGTATCCAGTTCCGCCGTCTTCAGTTGTAATTTCAATCCATCCAATTTGAGCCATATCAGATCCAGAAACATTGTAAGTATCTTTGATAATAATAGGCTTGTTGTCAAATATGAAATCATTTGATTCAAGAGAACCTTGCATTCCTGCTGTTCCTTTTCTAAATTCTGATCCGTAAATAAATACAGTAACATCAGCATTTGTTACTAATGTTCCTCCAGTAAATCCAGCAGCTTCATAGAAGTCAGCTGTAAATCGACCTCGTGCACCAGCAGCATTGTCAACAGCGCTTACAACTGCTTTGTTAGATCCAGATCCGTCATTTTTTACAATAACTAATGTCTGACCAACACGAATAACTTGTTGAGAAGCCGCTGGGTCTAACACATCATTTACTTGAAATATAACTTGGTTAGCTGCAGCTGATACTGCACAACCTACTTGAGTGTATTTAGTATGTAATCTACCTTGCTCAGCCCATTTGATAAGGTCAGAGTTAGTAGGCATCTCAGCACCTACCATACGTAGGAATGAAGAGATTGTTCTGTTACCATAACGCTCGAATTCTTTTTCGTAAGTGTCTGGTAAATATTGATTTAACCAATTGAAATCTGCATTGGTTAGATAGTTTTGTGCTGTAGGAGTTCTTTCTGAACTCGGCGTTAGCGCAAAAGTTGGTGTGGAATTAACTTGTCCTGCCATGATAATAAATTTTAATTAATATTAAGTTCTTTTTACACTTTTAATTCTCAGCCCATTACTTGAAGGGGTTGAGATTGATTTAACTTGGAATCCTGATTTAGCAACCGACTCAGGTGTATTGCGCTCCGTCATATTTATATTTTTGGTTTTACGCATTACATCTTCTGTGGCACTAGACTTACCTTGCTCATAAAAAAACTGAGCAAACTTTTCTGGATTCATTGCTATAGCTAAAGATCTGTGGTATCCTTCTGGATCATTTAAAAGTCCTTTGTCGTCAATAAACTTATTTACAAAATTCATTGGCGTCTCTTGAGCTTTCTTTAATTCAGAAGCACTCCCAGGAGTAAAGAATATATCGCTTTGATCTAAATTGAATTTAAAACCTTTAAATTCTGATCCAAATACTTCATCACTTTTTTTGATAAACCATTCTCTTTTTCGATTAGCCTCTTCCTGTTGACTTTGAGCCGTATTCACATATTGCTTATAAGCTTGGTATTCTTCAGAATCTCCGAACGAGTTTTCCCTTGACTCAAGGGGCAACTTGTATTGTTCTTGCTGTTCCTTAAAGAATCTTTTTGCTTTAGCAATAACTTTTTTCTTTGCTAATTTAGTCTTCTTAATTACCGAATCATCATCTAGGTCCTCGTCATACACATAGTCTTCCATTAATGATTCTATGTCTTCGGAGTCTAAACCTTCTTCAGTAATTGTTAAATACTCTTTTACCAAAGTATCAGGATTTACATCGGAGTAATCTTTTTGTAACTTAACAAAATCCTCGATGCTTCTTCCTGTATCTTTTTTATACTTAAAGTAAGCCGCAATATCTTCTGGCATCTCTGGAGCCTCAGATTTTGCTTCAACTAATTCATCTATAGAATTAATTTGCTTACCATATCTTTTTCCAATAAATGAAAGAACGTCTTCTTCTGATAACTCAGGAGAAGTAATTTCATTTTCAATAAGCTCAGGTTTTTCTTCGCTTACCGTCTCTTGTACCTCTTCGGTCTTTGCCTCGGCTTTTGATAACTCTGGCTTATGTTCTGACACTTTAACATTAGTGTCTTCAAACTTTAATTCTTGCTGGGCATCATGCTTATCTAAAAGTTCTTGCTCAACCTCTTGTACTGATTTTTCTTGAACATCAGTTAATTCTCTTACTTTAATTCCCATTTGATTTAGATTAAATTTTATGTATTACAAAGTTATATAAAATATATATACGTTTTTGGCACTATCTAGGCGAAAACTCAGACAAGTCAAAACCATCTAAACTATCTTCATTTGACTCAAAGTTTTGAGGAGGAAGATTATTTTTGCGTTGCGTTATTAATTTAGATTGCTCTGAGTTTTGCTGGCTTATTCTTTGACTTTTTGCATCTTCTCGTGAAGTTTCTCTATCAGATAAAGCCATCCCATCCATTTGTCTTAATCGAAGATTATAATTAAACTCCTGTTCCATTAACTGACTTTTTAGCTGCGCCTCTACTTTATTTCGCTCTATTTCTAGTTGCATTTCGCCTTGCTTATACTTAAGCTTACCTTGAGTTTCCAATTCAATTGTTTGCATCGCTACTTGTGCTGCCAACTCTTGAGATTTAATTTGTTGCTGAGAAATCATGGCTTGTTTTTGCATCTCCTGCTTTTCTTCTTGCTCTTGTTTCGCCTTTCGTTTTACTTTAAGAAGTTGATTAGCAAGTTTTAGATTTTTAATTTCTCGTATATCGATAGCGTCTTCTAGGTTTATATCACCTTTTGATAAAGCCATTTGTATATTCTGCTCAAGCATAGCCTTTTGCTCTTCATCTGGAGAAAGTTCTATAAATACGCCAAAGTCATAAATATATAACTCAGAGATTTCCCCTAGTATACTAACGTTATACTTGCCTATTTTATTTATAAAGTCTTCTTTAAAATCAGAATATTCTAATACATCAGCCACCCTATACGTTAACGCTTCGGCTAACGTACGATATATGTAAAGACTTCCGTCTAATATATGTCGGGTAGCTGTGTTAGAGCTAAGTGCTGCTAGTTTTTGTACACCCACTAGCGCATCTGAATTAGGGGTAGACCCATCTCTTGCTTCATTTAACCCCGTTACAGAACGAATCATATTTAAATAATGATTATAGTTAGCTATAAGCATCTGTGTTTTTGAAGCGCCTGAATTACTCGTTAGTTGTTGTATAGGGACTTTACCTTGATTGTATTCTCCTTCTTGAGTGTAGCTTCTTCCTATCACACTACCAGTTTGGAAGTATAACCTCAGCGCATCCTCTGGATTATAAGCAGCGCCCGTTCCAAGGTCTACTTCATTTAAACCATCGGCGTCAATATATACCCCATCAGGTACAACCCTTGCAATTACTTGTTGTAATTTTAAATGAGTCATTTGAATAAGATCAGCAAAGGGTATCATTCTTCTTACTAAAGATTCAATAACTCCTTTATACATTCTAGGAGCAGCTGCCACATAGTTAGGCATAGCATGCTGTGATGATGACTTAGGTCTAACCATATTCTTTGCGAGCTCCCATTTAAGAATAATATTTGTACCCATAACCA